CTGATGTTGTTAATATAATCATTACTTATATAACGTAATAATCTTGCTAATTTGTACAATCATTTATGCAAAAAAAAAGCACCCTAGAAAGAGTGCTTGATTTTACTATTAAAAAAAACTAATTATGCTGTTGGGTCAACCTGAACTGCTGAAGCAGTTGGTGTAGCATTTAAGAAATAAGGTGCTTCTTCTTCCATTCCTTCAAATGTTAAAGTAAATCCACTTAAATCTCCTGCTGCTGCTCCTGTTACGACAGTTCCACCTGTTACTTCCATTCCGTTTTCAAATCCACACAAGAAACTATTACCATAATAGTCAACAACTACTGCGTAAGGTCTTGCCTGAGCAAGTTCTTGTAATTCTGCTTGTGTCTTTGCATCTAAGAATGTTAATGTAAGGTTTAATGTTTGAGTATAGAACGTAGTTCCATTTTCTCTAGAACTAGTTACAGTAGTTTCAAGTGATGAATTTCCTTTTACATCATATTGAAACCAAACAGGTGCTGGAGAAGCATTTGTTATAGTAGCTACTTTTGTTGTAGAATCTACTGCTATACTAGCAATAGTTCCAAAGTCAGCGAATAGTACAGTTTTTATGCCTCCAAATGCTGCTTTACAAGGTAATTTTCTACCTGTGTTTAATGTACAAGCCATATTATTTATATTTTATTTATAAAAAAAGGGTAAGTAGATAATCCACCTACCCTATTCTATTGGTTAATTAATTATTAAGCGTACTCAACAAGATCAGATGCAATTCCAAATTGGACAGCACTTGTAAATCTCATTACCATACGAACATTGTTTGAAGCATCTAAGTCAGCCATATCTAAAACTTTCACAGTATTTGTGTCATTTAGTAAACCTGTACCGAAATATAGGTTGCTCCTTTGTGCTACATACATCTTATCATTTGACATCCCTGGACAAACAAAGATTTTAACACCATTTACTGATAGTGAACCATTGTTCCACCATTGTGTACCCTGTGCATTTACACCATTTGCTCCCAACCCTTGAGCTGCGAAGCCGCCTAATGCTTGTACATAGAATTTTGCTGCACTGCTAGGAATGTATAAGAACAAATCTTCTTTACCATATAATGAAGATGGTATAGCATCTACAACTTTAGATAGTTCAGCAATAATATTTGTTGCACTTAATCCACCACCTACTGCTGCTATTTGTTGTCCTGCAGGAATATCCCCAGCTGCTGCTGAAGCTGCAATAAGTTTTTCAAAACCATCAAAAGAATTGTTTGAAGCTGCTGCTGTATCTCCTTGCCATATACAGAACTCTGTATTTTGTGCAACCTCTGCTGCAACGTGTGCAATCATAAAGTCAGAAAACTTAGGTGGTAAAGATTGACCTAAACCATATCCCATTTGTTGTGCTTCCCAATCATTTACAAAGTCATACTTACATAATTGTAAATTAACTTGTAACTCAATTGGTTGTATAATTCTTTCTGTTAATGTAACAGATGAGTTAGGATTAAAATCACAACTAGCTGGACTCACTAAAGAACCTGTTGCTAATTTTTTAATTACTTCTTTGAAAGCGATGTTTGCTTTAACTGTTAGTCCACCATCATCGATTGTTGATGCACTTAATAAAGCTGCTGCAATGTACTCACCTGCAAATTCACCTGCATAAGTAGTAGTTATATTAGTAGCAGTAGCTAATTGTACGTTTTTTAAATTACTCATTTTTCTTATTTTATTATATTAATTTATTATGATTCTGATGCCCATATTCCAACACCACCGATTATGTACCATTGTGTTAATGCTACTGCTCTGATTACAACATAGTCTCCTTTATTTGCTGTTGCTTTTGTGTTAATCCAATCTTTATTTACAACTCCACTTGCTACTGAATCTGCAGAAGCGTTTGCAATACTACCATTAAAACCATCAGTTGAATGAGGGCTTAGTGTGATAATGTTATTTCCATCTGCTCCTGAGTTTCTAAATAAGAAAGTCATTCCTAAATTTCCTGAATGAATTTTCGGTAAACTTACAACTAAAGCATCTGTTGCAATATTATGGTCAATACCAGCATCTCCTGCAGGTACAGAAACTGATGCGGATAATGTTTTTTGCGAAACTTGATTACGTTCCACATCATTTGATAAAAAGTTAAATGTGCTCATTTTTTTATATTATTTATTTAATTTATTTAATACTCTGTCTAAAGTAGTGTTAAATTTGCCTTTTGCAAACTCTACTTTATTTGTTTTTTTGCTCACTGATTCAGGGTTATGCTTAATTGGTTTAACTGCTGCTTCAGATAATTCTTCTTTAGAAAATTCTTCTTTCACAGTTCTTGATTTCAAAGGCTTTGAATCAGTTGACATTTCTTCTTCCTTATCATCTCCCATTTTACTTTCTTTGTCAGATTTTAAATCAGCGATAGCATCTTCTAGGTTTTGGATTCTTTTTTCCATTCCTTCCCAATCTCCTACATCAGCCATTTTCTTTTCCTTATCATCTTCTTGGTATTCATCTTCCTCTTTTAAATCTTCTGTGATTTCTTTTCCATCATCACCTTCTTTTTGAGGAACTTCATCAGAAACTTCTCTAACGTCTCCAATAATACCTTCTTCCTCTACAACTACTAATCTACCATCTTCTAGTAAATATTCGCCAACAGGCATTGCTACTTTTTCATCATCTGTTTTAATAAAGATTTCTTTTCCTTTTTCAAATGATTCAGCACTAACGACTGTGCCATTTTCTAACTTCATATCTTCAAGTTTGACCTCGACATTTAGAAGTGTTTTGATTTTGTTTAACATTTCAGTTGATTTCATAATTATATATATAACGATTAATTAAATTGATTTTGCATTTTCATTATGTTCTTGTTATAACGCCAATGCCTTGTGCGTGTATAGAACCATCACAACACTCAATAGAGTATGTATTTTTATCCCAACATAAACAGGCTCTTGAACTTCCCGTTGGACTTGTCCTGCTAGGTATAAACCTTTTATTGTTTGTGCTGCGTTTATTCATTTGTAAGGATGTCTTTTATTTTATCAAGTAATTCTTTATCTTTTGACATATCTTCTTTGACCGATTCTTTAGGTCGTTCCATTTTGTCTGCAAAGTAACCCTCAATAGAAAAACCCTTAACTTTACCTGTTTTAACATATTCTTTCCATATTTCATCATTATTNACTTTNACTGAACCCATCCAAGTTCCTAATGGAACATCCATTCCATATTTCCTAGATTTGTCGTGTACCTTATCTTCAACTAACCAACTTTCAACAAGCGTTAAACCATCTAATGATTCTTTGTGTTCTAGGGTTGAATTACTTTGATATCCGTTTTTAAGATACATTTGTGATGCTTTCATTACAGTATCTTTTGAAAAGAAAATATAATAATCGCCCTCATCTCCATTTCTGAAGATAGGTTTGTTTGGAATAAGTAATGCACCTAAAAGTAGTTTCTTGTCTTTATCGACCTCTGCTAATTTCATTTCTTGTGATTTTAAAGCCACAAAATCTGATTCAATAGCAGGACTTTCTACAATAGAAATGGCATCTATGCCTGTTTCTTCTTGGTCTTCATCTAAAATTAGTTCTATTATTTTCATAATTATATAACGTATTAAAAATTTAATTTTGTATTTATCCTATCGTTGCACCTTCAACTGTGTTTCTTTCTAGTGCTTGTGCTGTTGTTACTTCACTAGCTACTACAAACGCTTGTACAGGTTGTTGTTCTTGTTGCCCTATAACATCTGCTAATTGATTTGTACCACTTGCACCAACTAAATTAAATGAAGGTGGTGTAGCTTGTGCAGGTGCTGAAGGAACTGAACCACTAACTGAAGGTGGTGTTTTACCTGCAAGAGTTGGTAGTTTAGTTGCTGTTATTGCTTTAACTTGCGCCATACCTGAAACAACTGCTGCTGCTGCTGCTATCCCCCCTAATACAGGACCGATAATTGGAATACCTGCCATAGATTTATAAGAATCGGTTGCTGATTGGAAAGTGCTTATCGTTGCTTGACCAATAGCTGCTGCTTTACCTGCTGCTGATTCCTCTCCTAAGATAGTTGCCATATTACCTAACGTAGTACTAGCGATGCCTAGCTTCTCTTTTGCAGTCATATC